ATCAAGCGCTTTCCTTTCAGGCATCTGCATGGATTATGTAGCTAACAAGTTTGGAGGGGCTATCTAATGCCTTATATTGTACAAGGTGATTCTGCGGAAGTTAGAAGGGATAATTATGCTAGGTTAAACTTCGACTACGACTATCCTTACGGCCTAAACCTAGATCCAAAATCTGACTTCCATGAATCGCTGAGATCAAAAATCTGGCAGCGCGCTTCTAACTCTCGCAAGGAGATCAGCAAGCGCTTTCCTTCATGGAATGAGATAGATCAAGTACTGACAACTTATATCCCGCTGAGTGATAAAGAAAAGAGAATTAAAGACAAGGATTCTAGGAAACCTGTCTCTATCATATTTCCTTATTCCTATAGCAATCTAGAATCCCTGCTAACTTATATGTCCCTGGCCTTCTTTCAAGACCCTATCTTCCAATACGAAGGAGTAGAGGACTCTGACACTCTCGGCGCTATGTTGATGGAATTAGTAATTCGCCTCCACTGCATAAAGACCAAAGTACCCCTAGCCCTCCACACTATCTTCCGTGATGCTTTTAGCTATGGAGTTGGAATAGGAATGCCTGGATGGGTTAGGAGATATGGAAAGATTCCTGTGAGGTCTAAGATAGTCACTGAAAGTGAACTAGGTACATCTGAGCAAGAGGACGTCCACTTTGTGGATGGACTAGTCTTCGAAGGAAATGATCTGAGCAACATAGATCCCTATCTATGGCTCCCTGATCCCTCTGTCTCTAGCGACAGAATTCAGGATGGCGAGTTCATTGGGTGGATAGATAGGGACAACTACATGAATCTGCTCTCAGAGGAATCTAACAGTGGCGGAGACGTGTTCAACGTCAAATACCTGCGTGGAAAGACAGACAAGCGCTCTTCACTAGCCACTGACGAAAGTCTCAGGGAAATAAGACACGGAGGCACTTCAAAGTCAATGCGTCAGGGGATGACATCTACCACTAACCCAGTTGATGTCATAAACCTTTATGTCACTCTCATCCCCAAAGAGTGGAAACTTGGAGATGGTGAATATCCAGAAAAGTGGTTCTTTAGACTAGCAGCAGATGATGTCATTATTACTTGTCAGAAAGCCAACTACTACCACGGTATGTATCCAGTTGCTGTTGCCAGTCCTGAATACGATGGCTACTCAATTACTCCAATAGGCAGACTCGAAGTCCTCTATGGACTCCAAGGAGTGCTAGACTGGTTATTCAATTGTTACGATGATAAGACTGAGGTGCTTACGAGTGTTGGATGGTTAAAAATTAGAGATGCAAAGAAGATAAATGCTGATGTAGCTACGGTTGACACAGATACAGGGGCTATGTGGTTTGAGAAGCCCAAACAATGGTTTGAGTATGACTATGATGGATATCTTAAACTGTTCGAGTCCAAGAAGTATAGTTTAGCTGTGACTCCTAACCATAATATGTTTGGTAGGTACAGGTATGAGACTGAGAAGCAGTTTAAAGAGGCTGCATTGATTAACGAAAGAAGTGAATGGGATGAGTTCAAGATTCCTACAGCTGCTTGTTTTTCGGGCCCTCAGCAAGATATAGTTATTGATGCTGTTAGACGGAAGGGCTCTACTGGCAGACTTCCAAAATCTGATAGTAAGGTTATTAGTAGCTACGTTATGGCTGGATTTCTGGGATGGTTGCTTAGTGATGGGTCCATAGGTGTAGGGAAAAGTAGTGGTACTTACTGTGTATCTATAAAACAATCTAAGTCTCAGTACTTTAAAGAGATAGACTATTTTACTGGTCTTATGCCTTATCATGTTAATAAGTACGAGTATGAAAAACAGGGATCATGCCAATGGACAATTACTGATAAAGGTTTATATAACTGGATAAAGGACAACTGTTATCACGGAGGAACTACTGGAGAGTATAAAGAAGTTCCAGACATAATCAGACATGCAGATAGAATGACTCTAAAAAGGTTCTTCGATTCGTTTACTAATGGAGACGGCTACACTATACCTGGACATGATAATCTAATTCAGATAGGTACTGAGAGTAAACAGCTGGCGGATGATCTGCAGGAGATTGCCATAAAGCTTGGGTATAGTTGTACTATCAGAGATTCTGCAACCAGTGCAGGTAAGCCCTTTTGGTATCTTAAAGTAAATAAGGATGCTCCATGGGCTACTATCACCTCGAGGAATACTGTTGACATAAGATACAAGGGGAAAGTATACTGCTTCGAGAATTCTACCCATCTAACAGTAGTAAGAAGAAACGGTAAAGCTGTACTCTGCGGTCAGAGTCACGTGGCTAATGTTAGGAAGGCCATCAATGATATGCTAATTGTTGATCCTTATCTAGTAAACATCAATGACCTTAAAGACCCTGAACCTGGCAAGCTAATCCGCTTACGCCGTCCAGCTTGGGGACATGGAGTTGACAAGGTTGTCCAACAGCTAGGCGTGACAGACATCACTCGTCTAAACATAGCTGATTCTGCCTACATAACTCAGTGGATGGACAGAATCTCAGGTGCAGATCAATCTATGGCCGGAATAATTAGGCAGACTGGCCCTGAGCGTCTGACTCGTGGGGAATTCCAAGGTACTCGAAGCAGTGCCATCTCTCGACTACAGCGAATAGCTATGCTAATCGGCTATCAATTCATGCAAGATATAGGTACCATGTTTGCCGTCCACACTCAGCAATATATGACTAAGGAAACCTTTGTAAAGATAACTGGTCGCTATGAAGATCAGCTAAAAAGCATCTTCGGACCAGAAGCGACCAGAGCTCCTGTCTCTCCACTCGACTTGGCTATTAGCTATGACCTAATAGTCAGGGATGGCTCTATCCCAGGAGGTAACTTCTCTGAGGCCTGGCTGCAGCTGTTCCAAACTATAGGTTCAACTCCTGAGCTCCTAGCTCAATTCGACATAACTCGAATCTTCATGTATATAGCACAGCAGTTAGGTGCTAAGAATGTCGAAGACTTCAAGCGCAACGTTAATAGGATTCAGCCGACTCAGATGTCAGATGAACAAGTGGTAAGGGAAGCTGAAAGAGGTAACATCGTACCTACTGAGGAGATATGATGGAAGAAGAGAAAGAAGAATTCGGAATAGTTGTAAACGCCACTAGGCTACAAATAGAGGAATTCAAATCCTCTGTCCTCTGGCAAGACATAAAGCGTGAACTTGAACTTTGGTCTAAGGGATTTGAAGATGAAATGAAAAATATCGTAGACGATGCTGAGTCAAAGAATCCCTCAACAGCATCTGTCCTTCTTCACATGGGAGACTTAAATGGTAGAATGAAGGCTGTCGCCTATGTTCTTAACATATTAGACGTCTTTCTAGACGTATTGGAGGCTAAGAAAGATGACACTAGACGCAACGAAACCGACTGATCAAGAATTAGTATCAGTTCTTCCTTATTGGATAAGAAATACTAGGAGTGCAGTAAACTCACTCATAACTGGAATAACAGAAATAACAACAACTGACCTAACCATCTCTGCAGGGGACACTGCACTTGTAATAGGTACTGATCTCACTGCTATCGCAATGGAAATCATACTTCTGTCTGGTCTAGGAGCTGCTACAATAGACCAGATAAGAGGTGGCACTGAAGGACAACTAAAAATATTCATATTCCAAGGCAACAATGTGTCCTTCAAAGATGGCCCTAAGTCGAATGGCCAGCTCTACTTAAACCAGCTTCCTGTGCTATCTACCTTCAACGCTCAACAAGATGACGTAATAGCGTTGATAAATATAGATGGAGATGGATCATCTAACTATGGATATTGGAAAGAGGTCTGGAGACAGGTCTCAGTAAAATAAATAACTGGAGGTTTTGAAAGATGCCTGATTTGAAAGACATTCAACAGGAAGTGGATGAAATGGCTAGGGCCTTAGGTGACTCGCTGGATAGCAGCACTAATGCTCCAGCAACCGATGCACCTAACACGAGCAGTCCTTCAACAGATGCTCCGAGCACTGATGCTCCCTCAACAGATGCACCAGCAACTAGTGCACCTTCTACTGATGCACCAGCTACTGGAGCTCCAACTACCAAAGCCCCTGCTGAGGATGAGAAAGATAAGATAATCAGGGAGCTGAGGGAGAAACTTGCTGAAAAAGAAGCTGCTCCTAAAACCAAAGCTCCAAAAACCGAGGTTCCTCAGACAGATGCTCCAATATCTGATGAGGACTTCCTCGATGGAGTTGACCTGGATGACCTCACTAGAGACCCTGCTGAGTTCAACAAGCTCCTTAATAAAATCTACAAGCGAGCTCTAGAACAAGCTAGGAATGAGGTAAAGAGGCACAGTGAAACTGTTGTAAAGGCTATCCCTGACATAGTCAAAAACAACATAGCCATCACTGCTCGCCTCAAGCAAGTCCATGATAAGTTCTATGAAGACAATAAGGACTTAGTACCTTGGAAGAAGGTAGTAGGCACCATCTTCGAGGAATTCATAGCTGAAAACCCAGATAGAACCTACGAAGAACTTCTTCCAAAAGTGGCTGAGGAAGCTCGTAAACGATTGGAGCTCCATAAGAAAGCTCAGACTAATTCCAACGAACCTCCTCCTAAACTTCCTCGTAAGAAAGGAGGACCGAGACAAACTACTAAACCCAACACTGATCCATTGCTAGATGAACTTTCTGAAATGGACAAGGCGTTGGAACTAGACTAATCGGAGGTAGTAAATATGTTAGAGGATAGATTTGCTCAACACGATAAGATCCCAGGGGATAAGTTCGTTAATCCCACAGCTGACTACACCATGCGTGTCTGGGACTACGTGGTTCGTCCAGCTGCAGACATAGATACTGGGCCAATCACTATAACCCTTCCACCTGTTGCTGAAGCGAAAGGCAGATTTTATTCAATAGTCTGCCGGAACGCTGATGCAGTTAACTCTGTCACCATCGAAGACAACAATGATGATAGTGAGTGCTGGGTGGGTGACATAGTGATGAATGGCAAGTGTGACAGACTACTGCTCTACAGCGATGGTCTGTGCTGGCATCCTAATGGACCAGTAGGTGAATGGCCAGGTGCTTCTACAACTGCACCTCCTGGTACTGCTACACCTACAACCGCAGCACCAACAACTGCAGCTCAATAACCTTTAATCTTTAACAGATGATTAAATTATTTAATCATCTTGTGTATAGGAGGTAATTAACTATGTTCTTAGGAATGAGAGGTAATGGAGATTGGGTCGATGGACAGAGACCCAAGAACTGGAGACAACAGATCCTCAAACTATATCCTAATGGGCAAGCTCCGTTAACTGCTATGCTGTCTATGATGAGTTCATCTCGAGTAGACGATCCTGAGTTCTACTGGTGGACTCAAGAGCAAACGGCAGTCAGCGGCTCCGTTGCTGGAATCTACACAGTAGCTGATCTTTCAGCTGCATATACTTCTGGTGGAGTAGCGGGTCAGACAGTGTTCGTTCACACTACCGACTCCGACGTCTTCCAGCGAGTCCGTCAGGGTCATGAGATTCTCCTCCGTGACGCTTCTGATTATCGAGTTGACGTAGTTGGGAAAGTTACTGAGGTTCACAGAGGATCTGACTATGAGGTCTATGCAGTTAAACTACTGGAGGACGACGACAACTCTCCAGATCATGATCTCAGTGACTGCGACAACTTCAGAATCGTCGGTAATGTTAATCCTGAGGGTGGCGAGATGCCTGATGCTATCGCTCTCAACCCTGTGAAGGTCTTTAACTACACTCAGATCTTTCGCACTCCTCTAAGCATCACTCGTACCGCCCGCAAGACGAGGCTCCGCACTGGTGATCAATATCAGAAAGCCAAGGCTGAAGCTCTCGAAATGCACTCTTGGGAAATGGAGCTGGCATTCTGGTGGGGAATCCGCACTGAGAACATCGGAGACAATGGGAAGCCTGAGCGGACCACTATGGGGGTCATCAACTTTATTCGTCAGTATGCACCAGCCAACTGTGACGATTTCACCTTGAACGCTGACTACGCAGGTCAAACCTGGGCAGCTGCTGGTGAGGACTGGTTCAAGAATATGCTGGAGCAGATCTTCCGCTACGGAGCAGACCAGAAACTAGCTTTCGTAGGCTCTGGATGTCTGCTCGGGATAGATCGTCTGGCCATGGCTGGA